TTGGATCCCACGGGTGATAAAAGAGGTGGTATGTTCGGTGGCTCTGGTCGAGGTGCGGGTACGACGAGTAGCACTTTTGGTTAGATAATATTCTCATGTAATAATAAATGGCGTATCAGCTCCAACCTGGAATGAAATTGGTGCAAAACCCAGTAACCCCTCCAGTATGTGCGACTGATGAAATTTTCACGTATCCCAAGCCGAGTTCCTTGAACTATGGCTCTCGACCCAATACGATGCTTTATGGTACAGCCCCGTTTATGGCCGGTAAGGGTGCCCCAGCCGAGTTCATCGAGACCAGTGACGCCCTGCGTCCTCAATCTACCAGTCAGTTTAATAAGATTATTTCTCAGACGTACGAGAAGAACCATTTCCCCCTCCAACACATCGAGTGTGGAATACCCCTTAGGACTATGAGCTACGAGCCTGCGAGTACGCGCGCCGAAGTTCAGAACGCGATATTTAAGGTACGATATCAAAATTAAAAATCTCAATAACAGGTAAGAATGGCTGATCCAGTGTCTATACTTGCGGTAGCCGGTTTGGCATATGTAGGAAAACGACTGAGTGAGCGTCCCCCCGAAACATATGAAACAGAAGAACCACCAGTATATACCCCCAAGCCCCCCATTGAAGTTAAAATGCCAGAAATCATCAACGAGTCCACCGATCGTCTTCCTATGCGGAAAATAGAGCTGTCGACGTTTGCCGATATAGCGCCTCAAAGACGTACGAACGGTGGGGAAATGCTCACCATGCGCAATCGGATGTATGATACCGGTCGCATGAACAATTTGTCTCCAGTCGAAAAGCAGCTCGTCGGTCCCGGTATCGGTGTAGACGCATCTGTTCCCGCTACAGGGGGTTACCAACAGATGTTCCGAGTCAACCCGGAAAACGTGGGTGCGTATCGCCTCACTACTTTACCCGGACGAACCGGCCCCGCCGGCGACATCAACGGTGGTCGTCGCGGTGTGATGGGTCAGTTTGCACAAAACCGCCCCGAAAAGACTGCCCATCTCGCGTCTCGTCGCCCAGAAGTGTTTGGACGCGCACAAGGCATGTCCGGCGTCGTACCCCGAAATGAGCATGAGCGCACGAAACGGCTCACGAATCGCTCCGAAACCGGAACGCGTAATGACGCACTCAATTTTGCTGGAGCTAAGCGTATCGTCTCAGGAAGCACCCTGGCCATGGACCCCACGCGTAATAAGAAGGATGGGAACATGGAACAGTATCAATATTACAACCAACCCGCACCCAACATCAACCAATATGCGCACGGGTATCTTAACGCGCCGGGTGTTAAGATTGGCGAGTCTCGCGTGTACGGTACGTCCCACACGGTTGAAGATCTCATGAAATACGGTTTCAGACCCGAAGATCGTCGCGGTAAGGCGAACCGCGTCGGTAACGCCGGGCGTATGAACGTCCGCGCGGGTCCGCTCAACCAAGGTGGTATGCCCACGGCTCTTCGCACGGATACTACCAGGATAGATGGTCGTGTTAACCCCCTCGCCGGTGGCTGGACACAACAGTACACGAACGATTCGTATCACCAACTCAACGCACACAAGGGACGCATTAACCCTCTCGCGCAACCGGACAGTTTGGGAATGGCGAAGACGCAGATGGATAAGAATCCGTACGCCCAAAAGTACTGGTAAAATATTTAAAATTGTGAAATAACATTCATTAAAATATTATCCATATATTTTAATGAGCGTGTACACGTTAGATATAGATAGTAGTGAACGCGACCCTGTCACGTTTCCGAATCCAGGGGATTATGAAATCGAGTTAAAGACCCCCGTTTATGACGTGAGCAAAATTTCTCTCATTTCAGCTCGTATTCATAACAGTCAATTGCTCATACACGAAAGGAATAATTCATTTTCCGTAAATGGGTCAGTCGTCACACTGGATAACGATAATTACAATGGAAAAACATTGGCAGCGGAACTCGTTTCGAAGATTCCTGTCGTTACTTCTGCGGCGTATGATTCCGCTACGAATAGCATAACGATGACAGGTTCCGCGCCGTTTACGTTTGAATTTTATGGAGGGCATAACGGTTACGCTAAAACCGACAATGGTTACACGACACCCCACGACGTTCTCGGCCTTCCCGCGAGTAACGTTTCGTCCACAGGAACCACACTCACGACCGGTAGCATAAATTTACAGGGACCCGATGCGATGATCATCAAACTCAGTAGTGGGTCGGACGAATTCAATAAAACTGTATTTTCGGAAACACCGTTTTACACTGGAAGAATACTTTTGTGCGGCGACGCGACAAATTTTTCCGGAAAAGACGATGCCGTAGATCATTATTTTCATTCCGGTGTACAAAAGACGATATCACGTCTCAGAGTACAATTTTTCTATAGTAGCAATAACCGAATCATACCATACGATTTTAGACACGCTAATCACGTGGTAAAACTCGCAATCAAATGTTCGACGGATAAATTAACAACTACGACAAAGGTTAAAAAAGACTTTTCGTTACCCACACCCATGCGCATCCCTGAAATGGAAGATCCGAATAGGTGGACACCGATTGTGTACATAAGTATAATAGTTATAACTGGTCTTATGTTTATGCTACTCACAAAACCGAGACGCCCGATTAGCGGCTGACCGCGTAGACAACGGGGGAGGGCTTCTTGACACGCGACGAAAGGCGGGAAACCACCATGTAGACGACGACCGACAAGAGAGTGGTGAAGAGCGCGGTGAGCGCGTAGTTGAGACCACCGTTCTTCTGGACCTTGATGACCTGGTGGATAGACCAGCGAACGAGGTCCATCCAGGAAAGCGCCGCGGCGAAGGAGAAACCCGCAACGACCGCGTTGAGGGATTGCGCTTCAAGTTCGCGGGAGATGGCGATGAGGGCTTCGGTAGCGTCAGCAGACATTTTTACTATAAATAAATATTTTATTCCGGGATCAATTCTTCGACTTCCAGAATTTTTTTGTACTTCTGACCATCGTACCCTTTTACTTTTTGTACCAAATCTTCATCATCTGAGTCCGACCCCGATTCGGATGATGAATCGTCTCGCACCCTGAACGATTTGTACTTAACATCCGACCAACCCTCAGGGGTTGATGTGTTCATTACTATCAATAGCATTTTTTATCATTTCTTCTGACGGGTTCGTCGGTTTCCACCCCTCCCATGCATCGTATGCCTGATTGATCGCTTTCATCTGAATGTCGTCGCCTGAATATGGTTGGAACTGGTCGTCTTCGTCGTCGACAACCTCGAAATCTGATGAACTGGATTCTTCTTCGGAGTCGTCGTTTTCGTAAATTTCCGGAAAGTACGATCCGATTTTCTTTCCCACTGAGTGCATCGCACAATATTTCATGCAATATTCTACATCTTTGGCGAGAATGGTCGTTCGACCACACGCCTTCGCATACTCCGCTGAAAGAACAATCGCTTCTTCCAATACAGGTGTTATGATTTCAGCCGCTGATTGAGCCACTGTTGAAGAGAAGTCGTACCCTTCCATTTTCGTATCTCAATATATTGTAACTAATTGCGTAAACTCTAAGCTCTCTTTCGTTGATTTGTCCGTTTAATTTTAAATTTAATTTTTGTTCTTTAATTAAAGTGAGATTCCGCTGCCCGGTCGGGTACCACCGTTCAGGTTCGAGTGCAAAACTATATGAATAGAAACGCCTTATAAGTTGTGTCCTGGAATGATGGATTCCACTCTGTACGGCTCGTAGAGAAATGATGTTTCCCGTGATCTCATTGACTATTTCCTCATCGTTCATCGAAACAGTGAGTCCCCTTAAATGCTCGTAATTGATATATTCGAGTTTACCGTTTACGTTTATCACTTGTAATGTATGGTCATAATCGAATACTGTTGACCCGTTCCGTTTTATGACAAAGTATAATTCCTTTACTGGGTTTATAAATTCCGTTTTGAAGGAAATATCTTGTACATCAACCCCAGACGAATCCGGGATTGCGAAATTTTGATTCTGAACCTGGGTGATGATCTGATCTTGATTACGTTTACTTATTTTGATACGTTCTTCGTCACCGAGCGCTATGAGCTCGGTCTCGAGTACGATAGATTCTATACTCGGAACATATGCGGGGTTGTTCAGTGCGAGTACACATTCTTGGCGGTCACGAATTTTTATTTCGAAATAACACTCTTGTTCTCGTATAGCACATAAGGGTACGGCGAGTTCCGGATTATTGTAGAAATAAAACGGAATATCGACGATACACTTTCTGGTGGTCGTCGCGTTGCCCAGGTATTCTTTTATAGTCGAACTATTGACCGGGGTTCCTGAATAATCGAGTGGGAATTTACCAATTAATTTGGATAAATTTGTTTGTTTTGTCTGTGTCACGTAATTTTCCGAATAAATCTGTAAATAGTCGGACGGAATACGCTGAACGAGTTCACCCCCGATGAACATATCGACATGCTGAATCAATGCGTGTCCAATGGATTCTACATACTTGTAATATGTTGCACCATCGTAAAGTATGGGCAGATCGATGTACAATCGCACAGAGGACATCAAATCACCTACATCTCTCGGAATTGTACACGTCAATGACGAACCATAATCGCACTCACCATGTAAATCGTGTTTAACGTTGTATACAGAAAACTTTGCGTGTTTCCTGAAACTTTTTATGAAATGTGAATAATCGGGATTGTCNGTAAAATAGGCATCGTGTGCTCCCTTCGTGGCGAGCTGTACACGCCCCGCCATTTCTAGTATTAGTCTTTAAAATTTTAAACCCGCTAAACCACTTTGAACGTGTAAGATGTTATAGTTTAATGCGTAAATATGAACGTTTATGTTACGTGTACTTGAAGTCTCTGCGAGTTCGACGTCCAATTTTTTGTGAATGATGCGACTCATGTTTAATTGACCCGTCGGATAGTATTCCTCTGGTTTGAGTGCGAACGAGTACATGTAGAATTCATACCCCGGGTCCGGACGACCAGTATGATGTTTCATGGATTGTTCGTACGCGAGATATAAACCACTATGATCAAAAACCTCTTCTCCGTTACACTCAAATCTCATGTTTTTTATGATACGGTGATCTGAACGCTTCGAGGCGTACCGGGACGAAAAAGACTGATCCGATGATGAGGTGTTAAGTAGGCGGTCAGTCGGACCCATCGAGGAAGAAATTCCGTACACTCGAACGTGACCAGAACTACCGTTCGATGGGTTCCCAACAGCGACCCTCGATCCGTCTGCAGATA